CCCCAGTTATCACGCTTGCTGGAATAAGCTCCCACCATCCATTAAGGTTTATTCCGGTTATGTTATTAGCCCCAAACGTTCTAACTACCGCAGACCATGCGGGTGAGGTGTATGTTAGATCGATTACGAATGCATCTCCTTCTGCAAATGCGGTAGTACCTGGGGTTATTATAAAATCAATAGGTGTTTCAGCAGAAGTTAAGGTAAGTTGTGATGACCATCTTCCACCAAGAGCAAGACTGTAGGGTGGTAAGCTACCACGAATATTGCTTATTACCGTGAAGGTGGTGGCGTCCGCCATCATTTCAAGAGTTACAGTTTCTGGTTTGTAGGTAAATGCCGAAAGTCCATTTGCGGGACAAGGCGTAGGCACACCAAGATTCCACGTCTGCGGCATCGTTGAATTGTTTGGGTTGTAGAGAGCTATTGTACCATTTCCAAGTCCAGCCAATAGAGGATTAAATCTTAATCCAAAATATGTTTGCTGTTGAACAGGCTGTAATCCCGATCCTGTATCACCAGGTGGATAAAGATTTACTCCATCAATAGTTCTTGGGAGGTTTGATACCCAGAGACTGTTATTTGAAGAAGGATCAAGAACGGGGTCGTAAACGACCCCGCAAAGAATGCCATTTATGGTCGCATATGAGAGAGGTTCGCCGTACCAGTGCTGATCAAGGGCCCCCTGTATTACAGTTTTTTCATTTAAAGAACCATCACCGATTTCAATTGGGTGACCATCAAGTTGAACTCCATATGGGTTAACGAAGTTCCCATTGATATCGCGATAGATGGGTCTATTATCCTCTATAAAAGTTCTACGGGGATACGTTATGATACCACCAGCTCCACTAGTAGAAGCAACGACATGGTTGAGCGCGTTCAAAAGTGCGTTAGTTTGGAGTAAAGGCTCAATGTTTGTATCAATGATTGTGCGAGAACTATTGCTCGTAACAGCTAGATCAACTCCAGTAGTGAAGGTCATCGTAAGATCATCACCAAATAGCTTGATATTTTGGTAGGCGCCCGACGCATCATTCCACTCAATGTACTTAGGTTGACCAGCAAAAGTTCTGTTGATCGTGTTTAGCTTAAGAATGGTTGTGTCCTTGAGCGGGAATGTATTGTAATCTTGACCATTTACCATTCTATTCTGGGAATAATATGTCGACGGCGCCGCTTGACGGATGTGTTCTGTAGTTTCTGAAGCGGCATTATTCTGTAGTGGAGCTAGTAGAGAAAATGCTAGATCAAACTGCTGTGAAACTTTCTGCGAGTTTGAATATGTGAACGACATCGTTTGACCTTGAATCTGAGATGCCGGAATGGTAATATTTTGATTGACTGATGCCCGCGTCCAAAGCTGAAATTGTCCAACAGGAGGGTTGCTAAACGTTCCATCACCAAAATTCAGTGCAATTTGGTCATTTTCAAGGGTCTCAACTTGATAGAGATTTTTAGTCGATTCATTGTTATAGTATGCAAGTGATTGATCAAGAAGTGATGATACTTGAACCCAATTTTGAGTGATCGTGTTGGTGTTGTCAACTTGATAGAGCCACACGTCTGTATCATTTATGTTAATGACATCTAATTGTATTCTTCTGTTGGCGGTCGGTTGTTGGATCGTGTAGTTAGTTAGAATAAGTGATCCCTGTTTCACAAACATTAGGAATCCTGTGTAATCAGAACCATAACCAAGACCATCAGAGGAATAGATGATGTTAAACTGTGCGTTTAAATCAGGCGCTCTTTCAAATGGACCATTCGCATCAATGTCACAAGCAACCACTTCTATCGCCACCTGAGCTGTCGTACTAGATGCGGTGAAGGGATACACGCCATTGTTAAAAGCATTGAGCGCGTTGTTGAACGTGTACTGTTGCATTAAAACATCAGCAACCTGGAATGATTTCAGAGGCTGGCCAAACTGGGTTGTTAGAGACAAATTCATCACAAGAAAGAATTGTTCTTGCCAGTTAGAATTGTTTGCATCATTCCAATTAATGGAGACGTTAGCAAGGTTATTTCCTAAGGAGTCATAAACGGTATCTGACGTTCTAACGCTTGAAATTTTTACGAGACCTCTTGCTGGTATATTACGTGAGGCAGAATATGAAATAAGCTTTGCTAAGCGTAAGATAGACTGTTTTCGCTGTGCCGTGCTTATGAAATTTTCATGCGAGTTTGTGTCTATTCTATACGCTAGAAGTTCTGAGACGTAAGCGAACAATTCAAGGAGGGCGATAAGTTCCCCACTCTCAATAAAGTCATTGAATACCTCTGCATGGTAGATCTGGAGATATTGCAATAATGCTTCCTTAACAACATCGTAGTCGTAGGATGTAAAATTGATTTGGGTGAATGCTGAATAAACGATATCCCAACTTTCACTGGCATAAGAATTAATGATCGTCATTATTTGTTAACCTCTGTTATTCTCCATCCCATAGATGGACCTTTCTGTACTCTTTTATCACCTTTACCGTGCCAATACGCCTGCTTAATAGTCACATGACTTAGGCTTCTTTCACGACAAAATGCTGCAAGATTTACAGGTTTAAAAATTTCTCCGCAAGGAGACTCGATTGTATAGCGGGCACCGGCTTCTTCGCTCTTAGATCGAAGTTTTTCTTTATGCTCGTTTGATAGCAGTTTACCTAACTGAGACTGTCTAGTAATTTCACATCTCTTAGCATAAGCAGTTTCATCTGTCCTCAATTCTTTCCAATATTCTAATCTTGCCTTACTTGCTAGTAACCTAACGGTTTCGTATAGTCTTGATGACTTTGGAAAATATCTGTTTCTTGTTGCCATAATGCTTAATGCGAATGACATGTTTCTCTTGTTCAACCCACTAGTCATTTTCGTTAGAAGCAGATGACAAATGAAGTGCTCCCTTGCTGTTAGCAGAACTCTGTTTCTCTTCTCATTAGTTCCGCCCATGCTTCTTGGGACGATGTGATGTTCTTCGAAATAGCCTTCTTTCTTAGCGCGATTCTTTAGACGTGACCGATCGATAATCGAGAAATACCAGCGAGTGTATTTGGAATCACTAAACATAATGGTCATGGTCTTAAGATGTTGGAACTTCAATGTTTAAAATTTGTTGAACCCCGAATTGAACGTACAGAAGATCGGCAAGGGCAATAATCATATTATTGCTTGGAATGCTCATAATGTTTAGCGAAATCACCTTGACGCGTGGGTCATAATTAAAGACGGTTGTTAAATCTTCCCGTATAATGTTCTGGGTTGTTGTGTCATTTGGTTCAAAGGCCATCATGGGAATTCTTGTCCCGAAATCCGGCATCATTGGGCGCTCACCTTTCGCGGTGTAGATATGATTCATAAGATCTTGCTTTACTAGATCAATATTGGTCAACGTAAAGGTTTTATTTTTAGACCAATTTCTCGATGAAAAGCCTTTATAGATCACTGCTGCAGAAGTTGCCATATTTGTCCTAAGTATGGTTCAGATATCTCTTATTTATCAAAACGTCAAGGTTTCCAGTTCGTGCCTCTGGCTGCAGATGATGCTGGGCGAGTCCACGGTTCAAAGCCTGGAACAATTGATGGACTTCCCGCTTGAGCAGCACAGGTTGCTGACGTTGCCGTTCTGGCAGCCGGTCCGTTTAAGTTTATTATGCTGGCAGAAGCGGTTAAGGCTCCACCTGCTTTAAGATCAATCGTCGAATCTCCTGTGATAGCAACACCTTGGTTACCCCTAACATCCAAAGATGCGGCGGTAGTGAGGTGCATTGTTCCTGTAGCATTTACATCAAAGATGCCACACGCAGATAGAAGAATGTTCTGAGCCGCTAAAACCTGATATGTACCACCACAGTTCAAGCTGATATTACTCTTGTCGGCTTTGATGTTAACAGCATTGGCCGCTTCAAGATTGATATTGTTATCAGCAAAAAAGTTGATATCTTTACCAGAGCGGATGCTTATTGAATCTGAACCATAGATATTGATGTGTCCATCTTGATCAAGCTCTACCCATGTATTTCCTT